TTCATTCAGCAGCTTAATTTTCAGTGCTTCGTGAGAGGCTTTGTTAAGTAGATCATCTGCCTGTGATTCAATCTCCAACAGCTCCTTGAGCTTGACACTGTTGTCATTGTAGGTGGTAACAAGCTTCTCAAGACCAGCAGAGATCTCAGAGATTTCCGTATTCCTCTTGTCAACAATCTCACAGCTGAAGTCACTACTGATTGACTGCTTGCACGTAGGACAGTTGTCATGGTTGCTAAAGAACTCAACCTCGCCAGCAAGCAGCTTTGTCTTCACTTCCATCTGTGAGCGAAGATCCTTGAGCTTGTCAAGGCGCTTCTTTATAGAATCAACGTTCCCTACCCCCTGTCTAAGGGCAGTCGCTTGCTCAATCAGATCAATACGTGCCGTTGTAGTCTCATCGATCTTGCTCTCAACATCCTTCACAGCCTGCATCTTTTCACGAACAAACTGCTCGTTCTTAGACTGAATCTCCTTCAAGTGCTCCTTGACCATCTTGATCTTGGCTTCAACAATCTTGCGCTCGTTATCATTAACTTGCAGCTGATTAGCGTTGTCCTGCACCTTTTCCTTCAACAGAGTGTTCATCGTAGTGAACACTTGCAGGTCTAGCAGGTCCTCAATGATTGAGCGACGTTGGGCAGCAGGAAGCTGCATGAACGGAACAAACGATGCAGAGCCAAGAATGACAACCTGGCAGAAAGACTTGTAGTTGATCTTCAAGATGCTCTTTTCCAGAACCTCCTGATAGTCTCTCATCTCCGCAGATTGGTTCAGCAGTACGCCATTGCAGTACACCTCAAACACATTAGGCTTGATACCACGTACGATCTTGTAGTGGTTGGACTGGATAGAGAACTCAATCTCAGCAACAAGCTCCTTACGAGTGATCGTATTGATCAGCTGTGGCTTGTTGATGTTACGAAAGGTCTTGCCAAACAAAGAGAACGTGATGGCGTCAAGGATAGTGGACTTACCAGCACCATTCTCACCAACAATCAGCGTTGTCCCTTTTGACGAAAGCAACACTTCCGTGAAGATATTTCCCGTCGAGAGAAAGTTTTTCCAGCGAACAGCTTTAAAGTGAATCATTCTACAGTCAAAGCCTGGTTGTAAAGGTCCACAATCACACGCTCCAGCTTCTCCTTGTTCAGGTTGGGCGTGCTGACCTGATTAATGTGTTTCATAAAGATGCTCAATGTGCTTTCAGCTTCACTTACAATGTCTGCATCATCCTCGAGGTTGAGGTTGAGATGGTCATCAACGATCTGCATGTTCAGGACGCCAACCTTCTCAATCTCAGCACAGAACTTGTCAAACCAGAACGGATTTGTCTTGCTCTTGACGACAACCTTGACGTTAGTGCCCTTGTGCTTGGCAAAGTCATAGGCCAGCAGGTCTTGTAGAGATGCACCAGCATCGTCGTACCAAGACTTAGTGAACATTATATAAGGGTTCTGAATGAAAGTCAATTCTTTTGTTTCTAGATCGAGCAGGTGGAATCCCCGAGCATCATCATAATCACTCCAAGTGAACTGCCCATGTGAACCAACATATACGATATTGCTAGCAACAGAGCGATGATGGAAATGCCCAGAGAGAACGCAGTCAAACCTATCAAAAATCGCGCGATCTTCGCCATGCGAACACAAACTTCCTCTAAACATCTCAAAGCCCTGTAGCTCCAGATGTCCCATACAGATTGTTGAATTGGACTTGCTAATCATCTCCATCGTGTGCTGCTTGTTCTCGGCACAAATCCAAGGTACAAACAACACGGGTGTGCCATGTAGGGTCACTTCCGTAGCATTCTGGTAGAATGTCACAGACTCGTCACAGATCTCCTGCACAGCGTTGATAGAGTTTGTATTCTTGTAATACACATCGTGGTTGCCAAGGATCTGGTGGAGGTTGAGTCCACGTTGCTTGATTGGCTCAAGAAAGTCCTGCCTAAGGCGATTAGCAGTCTGGATGTTGATGTACTTGCGACGATCGACAAGATCACCAAGGTGTACGATAGTCTGCACACCATGCTTCTCAATCTCAGGGAAGAACACGTTGTCAAGGAAGTTCTTCGACATATCCATGAAGCTGAGACTGTCGTTACGAACACCCCAGTGTGTATCAGCTATTACAGCGACCTTCATTATCGGCGCTTCTTGAAGTTCTTCTGTTCCAGAACAACCTCGCAGAACCTCTTTATAGCCTCGATACGCTGGGCATAGTTGTCCCGAGTGTTCTGGTTGCTACGCTCGTCCAGCATCTTCTCGGCACAGTCAATCACTACTTGTGGTACTAGGTGTTGTTGATTCATCTTCATTCTCCTGTTCAAGGACAAATTTCTCAATCCCCACTATACCAGTTCTCTTAACCTTTGTCAACTTCTTTTCAAAGTCGTCAATGATATTGTTGGTTATCTCGTGGCTTGCACTCTTCGTACCTGCAATTGTAGCAAAGGTCTCATCATCTAGCTCGGCCAGGATCATGCCGTTGATCATGTTCTTGTGCTTGATGTACTGCTGCTTCTTCTCCTTAGAGATCCTTCGGATGAAGGCGTTCCATGCAATCTGCGTGAAGTAGGCAAACGGGTTGTTAGACTTCTCAGGGTTGAATCCATCGACAGAGACTATGCAGTTCTCTACACCATCTGCAATCATCTCATCTCTGAACGAGTAGCCAATGAAGTTGGGCTTTGTGGACAGCTTGTTACAGATAGCTAAGATGCACTCACCAATGTAGTTGGGCACACGTGTGTTAGGGTCTTCCTTCAACTTGTTCTTATAAACAACGATTGCGTCATAGAAATCTTTGTTGTTTACGTAGTGGCGTTTTGGCTTGCGTGTCATCTCAGTTGACTTCTCCATCAATGTAGGTATAATCACTTTTGTGTTAATGATAATATTAAACTAGATCAACCGTATAGGTCTTGTATGGAAACTTTTCCTCACTGTACATCTTGATTCGCTCCACAAAGTGCAGGATAGTGTGGTTCTTCTTGGTCTTCCAGCTCAGATCATCTGCAATGTCATACAACGTTGCATTCGTCTTGTTGTCTGATGTTCTCAAACCACGGCCAATGGACTGCAAGTTTCTCACCCTGGACTTTGAAGGACTAGCAAATATAACGTTATGCAGATTGCGAATGTTAATACCGGTGCTCGAAGTTCCGTAGCTAGCGACGACAATAGCATTCTGCTCTGTTTCAATGATTTTTCTAATCTCTTCACGTTTCTCTCCATCGATAGACCCAGATATGAAAAAGACCTTGCGATCTACAGCTTCCTGTGATATAAGGTCGTAGAGAATCTTGCCATGCTTCTCAACAAACTGGAAAAGTAGCAATGTGTTGCCATTCAAAGACAGAGCAAGGTTCTTGATGAACCGGTTCCTTGCATCGTTTCTGACAATGAAATCAATCTCAGACTGGTAATCAGATCCAGCCATGATCTTTCTGATGTCATCCTGATACTTTAGTACTATAGCCTTAATTTGAAAATTGGCAAGATGTTTTTGCTCGATAAGATCCGCAGTTGTCGTGATTTTTTTTACTGATCCAAACAGACCCTCCAGTACTAGCTTGTGGGTTTGCGTACCATCGAGCGTTCCAGTGAATCCAAACCTGTGTTTGCACTTGGTCAGTTTGCCCATGATTGAGGTCAGTGACTTGGCCTTGAACAGATGCGCCTCGTCACCAATCACAACATCAAACTGATCAAACCAAGACTTTGGCATCTTGTAGATTGACTGCCATGTTGAGATCACAAAAGGCTTGTTGGATGCCTTCTCCTCACCCGACATGATCTTGTGTGTCATACCTTTTGGCAATCCGTACTCCTCAAAGTCGGAAGCCATCTGGTGCACAAGAGATGTTGTTGGGACAATGATTAGTGTTTTAGAACGATACCAGCATGCAAGCAGATAGATGATGAAGGACTTGCCAGACCCCGTGGGTGAGAGGAGAACACTCCTTCTCTTTCTGACCGCATGCACAAATGCTTCAATCTGGTAGTCTCTAGGCTGCATCTTGGGTTCAAGTTTCTGAATGAACTTCTTGGCTTCGATCAGCGAGAATTCTGAATCAGCAAACTGGCCCTCGTACTCAATCTCATAGTCTCTGCTCTTACAGAACTGCTCAAGGTGCTGACTCAGCCCGCCATACAGCAAGCTCGTCAGTGGGTTGAAGATGCGGATCTTCCCGTCCCAAACCTTGTTGCGGAAGGCAGGCATAAACTTTGCACCAGGTACATCAAACGTGAAAAAGTCCGCGATCTCCATGGCAACACCAGGATCGCAGACTATCTTGTTATAGACCTCATCATGCTGTAAAACTCTTATCTTATCACTCATCAACCACCAATGAAAACGTTTGTAGATCCTGAAATTATTACGTTGTCGGCTGTGTATGCATCGCCAATTCTGCCGGCCGGAAACCCGTTTATGAAGACAGAAGATGATCCAGTTGTCAGTACCGAGGGGTCAGGTGCACATCCAATTGTTGGGTGTATACCCACGGGGTCACCTAGTCGTACAGCACCAAAACCATTTATAAAGACTGTTGGAGAGCCTAATCCCGTCGTTGTAACCATCGGGCTTCGACATTGGCGACCAACACCCGTAAGCGAAAAGACTCTATCCCCGCCAAATCCCCTGGCCGCTGGTATCATGAGGTACCTCCTGCAATTGCTAGTCTAAATTCAGCCACACCAGCATTGAAGTTCCAATACACATATTGACTCATTGTAACTAACTCAGATGTGGTGGCGCTATTGACAGTAAAACTGTAGGTTGAAATCTCTACAGGTGTTGAAAATGATGTCGGCAAATTCCAGTCAACAACCGCCAAGTACTCAGGCAAACTTGTCGGCGAAGCCTGTACTATTGCGTTGTTTGCCAGTAATAGTGAGTAGGTTTCGTTACCAACGATACCATTCAAGTTGCCATTGACCGTGATTTTGTAAGCAAAGGGGTCTGTGTTTGCAACGGTAAACGTCACCGTGTTGTATGTAGTAAACGAGGCGTTAACGGATGTAATTTCGACTGGTGTTGGAAATTCCTCTGAGCCCTCATACAAGAAGAACGTCAGATCCATTGAGAATGGCAAGTTCTGATATACTGAAAACAGATAACCACCAGGCGCCCCTACAAAGTTATACTCGTCGTTGGGAATTGTGGGGACTGTCGCATTTGATTTTGTGACTGTTACAGGCATTATCCACCCATTGTGAACTTTGTGAAGTCGATGGCATTCTTAATTATATAGCCACGCGTTTGAAGCGACTTGATAGCAGACTCCAAAAACTCAACCTTCTCTTGCTGTATGCCAATCTTGAGTGAAAGGTCAATGATGTCCTGGTCACCATCCATGTAGAGAGGAATGTCTGTCTTCAATATCATCCCACGTGCAGGCATACGCCAGCCTTTTTCTTTTGTTTCTTCGGTTGGTCCCTGAGTGTAGAATTCGTACTTCTCGAGCTTCAACCTCTTCATCTCAGCCTCAAGCTTTCTCAGAACAGAACGCTCGGCAGCAAAGATTGTGTAGTACTTGTGATGGAGCTTGGGAATGCGCAGACTCTCTTCCGCGAGATTCGTCTTGTCAATCTCGGAGTCTTTTTCCCAGTTAGAAAAAATGTCTTCAAACTTCATTACAACACCCATTGTGTGGAAGGCCTACTAATAGGACATTATAGCACAAAAATGGGAGATGTCAAGGATTAACTTTGGCTATTTCATACTTTGTAAAACGAAAAGAAGCGTCTGCCTCTATGTACTCGATGTCTTCCCTAGACGTATCAAATTCAATTGACGAAATCCTAGTGGGGAACGCATCCTCAAATGTGATCTCGTAGTTGGGCCTCTTTGCACTTGTCAGAACAGTGAGGGAGATAACCGACTTGATTGATTCACCTAGGTACGATGGAGATCTGGCAATAGCTCCGTACTGCTCAAATGACTGCTTACCAATAGCCCTCAGCCAGTTTTGAATCTCCAAGTAATTCTTCAGATCCTCATCCACCCTGAATGAAATTGACAGCTCTTCAAAGTCTAGCTGATCACCTGGCTCAGGGATTCTCAATATGGGGTTTGGTGTTGTGACGGACGCTAATGCAATGCCAGGGATAGTAACTTTCTGCACAAAGAAGTTCACATGCGGAGCCCTCTTCATCACAAATTTGAAGTTTAGTGGACTGAGAAAGTTCTTGTTTGTTGGGGTGTTATCAATTGCTGACATTGGTTACTCCATTGCTCTTCACTATTTATCACAGCACATAAAAAAAGGGGGGCCGAAGCCCCCCTTCCAGTCGTCCGGTTAACCCGGCTTCTGATTACATCAGGTTGTTCACAATCACGCGACGGTAGTAAACGTTCGTGTTGATTGTCAGTGCACCATTGCCCTTTGTCAGACCCTGTGCGAATGGGTTGGCTACCATTCCATAACGAGTCTTGAAGCCAATCTTTGGCTGGAAGGAGCTCTGGTCAACTGCGCGGACCATCTGCAGAGGAACGTATGGGCAGTAGAACAGACCAGCGTCAAATGCAGAAGAACCCTTATAACCAACGGTCAGGTAGTTACCACCGATTGCATATGGGTCGATGTAAACCTTCAGGCGACCATTCAGAACACCAGCGAAGGTGTTGCCTGTGTCGTCAACCTGCAGGTTGTTTGAGTTAAGAGCAGGAGCGTAGTCAAGAACACCAGCCATCTGCAGAGCCGAAGCTACGTCAGACGAGC